AGAAATGTATTGATTATAATCAGTAATATCATCTTTTTCAACCATAGTTTGAAAACCAAAAACTCTAGGGTCTTCAAGAGCCGAAACAAGCTGTTTACTCTTCCAAAGGTCATGCGTTGTTATGTCATCCTCTTCTCTTATTTCTCTCACGTTCTGCCTACTAACATCAGACCCTCTTTGCATCATTTCCCTTCTTGCTTTTGACGCATCAGGGTTAAGATGCACAGCGTTTAAATAATCACTTGCCCTATCATGAGCCCTTTTACCACCTATGCCGGGTAATTTATCTAATGCTCTTTCAAGTAAACCGGGATTATATTCATAAGATTCAGCAAACTCAAGACCTCTAGGAACTTCACCGCCGGGTTGAAAACCTAACAGTCCACGTAATCCACGCCGTTGAGGCTGTTCTTCTTCTGGTGCTAAATACTGCTCAATCATATCAAAAGGAATAGAGTCCTGAGGTGCAAAAGCCATTTGCTGACGTGCATCCATAGCCGCCTTTGTCTTTGATATGCCCATACGAGAACTTCTTCCTTCTCCTCCATAATATCTCAAACCGCTACCTTCCCCAACTTGCTCAGCCGGGATAGATAAAACATTTCTCGTATTATAAAGGCCGTCATCAACAGTCATTGCTGATTGATTAAAATCAGCCCCAGCCCCATATAAGGTCTTTTCCTGAACTTCACCTCCCGGTTGATAGCTGGCTAATCCGCCAGATTGATAGCCAGACTCACCACCCCAACTCACTTCTTTAAGATAGCCCGGGTTGGTTTTCTCTAAATGCGGTCTGTAAAAAGGGTCTGTAAGCAGGCTGTAATCAATCTTATCTATATTACCAGCCGTTATTGCGTCAGATAAATTCTTATGTATCTGATCCCTGTATAATACTTTTTTCTTCTTCGGCATCTCTGCAAGCTCTCTCTTGCTCATTGTATATGGTGACACATCAGCACCCGAAGTAGCATAACCCTTATAAGCCTCTATATTAGACAAGCCCGATAAAATCTTTTCTAACAAACCAACTTCACCACCCGGTTGATAGCCAGTCAATCCACCAGATTGATAGCCACTTGCTTTTAAGGTGTTAAACAAACCTCTATTAGCTTGATATAATTCCTTACCATAGTACTCTTTTAGCATATCGGCTAAATCATCAGTATGTAAATCTTTAAAATAAGACATGGGTTCGCCGTAAGCATCTGGTAAACCAGCTTCATCTATCTCACTTATTAATTTCTTTTTTAAACCAGCTCCGGGCTTTCTAGTCCTTTTTAATAATTCTTCTGCCTCTTTTATGGCCCTTTCATTGCCCTTGCCAAGTGCTGTCCCTTTATAAGCTGGGAGCCGCTTTAGCCCAAGCCCGCTCATAACGCCAGCAACAGGCATAAAAGCACCTTCAGATATTGCTCTGACTGGGTCATGTTCAGATGTATTATATAGATTACCACCAGTGTGCAATTTGCTTATTTGCTCTGCCGCTAATAATTGATTCATTCTGTCAGTTGCTGTAGCGTCAGCTCCTACCGAACCGCCATTCTCATAGCCCATCTGAACCTGTCCGCCGCCATACATTGATTTCATATTCTCCAGCATAGCCATGTGTTTGATCTTATCAATCGCAGAATGACCGCCTTCTTTAGGAAGATTGTTAATTTTATGAAGAAAGGGTAGTCCAATCATATCAACGGCCTCTTTTCTAACAACAAACTCACCGGGGGTGAGCCTTGCTTTAATAGTGTCTGTAGTCTCGGGCATTATTTCCTAATTTCAAAATGCGGAAAATCGTCAAAGCGATTATCCATTACCTGAAAATCCTGATCCCAGTCACCGCCCCATCTTAGATTAATGCCCATACTGCGAGCAGTACCAAGAACGAACCCGGCGAAAAGAGTCTGCCGTTCCCTATCTTCCCAGTCAACAGGATAAGGGGTAACATCAACGGCTCTAGAAGGGTTAAAATTATGCCTACCATCAGGATACCTAACTTTAGTACGTCCCTCATCATAAAGTTTGTTTTGCCTTTCCTTGCTACGATGTCCCTCTAAAATAGAACAGTCAACGTGCTTAATCACCTCATTAAACACGCCCTGCAACTTCTCATCACAAGTTGCAAGCCTTTCTTTTGACCGCTTAGAGTATCGTGGCATAGTTGTAATTATCTGCGGTATCTTACCAATAAATAGATATAATGTGCAACGGTGTTCATGCCCTAGCTCCAGTTACCCAGTTATAAGACCTAGATAAGACTCCAATGCGTGGTGATTCAATATCCCGGTTTAAAGTATCAACCTTTGTCTTTCCGCTCTTCGGGGGTTTGGCGAAGTAGTCAGCATAATATAAGCCGTCCATTAAATCGTCATTTCTCGGCTTGGGATGCTCAAAGAACTCATCCACCAATTCTGTCATATGCCTCTGTATGTAAAGCTTTTTCGAGTTGACAATGGGGCCAAGTGATGTTTCAAGCCGATCTTCCTTCTTTATCCTAGGCGGAGGCTTAACACCCTTGAACATACCGGGCATCAATCTCTTTTCCTTTGCCGAAAGCCTAGTTACCATATCCCTTACCATTTCCTGTGCCGCCACTGTTTCAATCGTAACCCGGCGGACAGGAGAGTACTTATTAGCAAGTTCAATGATCTTAGGAGGAATATCAAAAGTAGGGATACGCTCACGAAAGTACTCCAGAACATAGCGGTTTTTATCAGAGTCAATACCCATAACCATGATAACCTGATAATCTGAGGTCTCTGTGGCTGTTGCCGCAAGGTCAACGCCAATGTAAATATTAAGGGGCGTAGCGTCTTCACCGTCAATTAGATAGTTGAATCCGCCTTTGTTCTTAACACTGCCGTTGTAATACTGGATACGGTCAATCTTAAATGATGCATTAGAAATGTCTCGGGCATCGTTCATATACTCCTGTGCAAATTTATTAACAAGTCCAGCTTCAATGAACTCCCGTTTCTTAGATTCCAGCTTTTCTACTGAAAACTGCTCAGGCCAGATAGATTTACCATCCTCAATAGCCCTGTGAAACACAACGTCCCAAGGATACGATCTTCCGTCCTTCTTGGCCTTCTTATAACCGTCTACAACCATCTGAAGAAAGCTGTCATAATGAACAATGGTACCGCACAGCCATATAGAACCCTCATTGCCCGGGGTCTCCTCCAAAGCAGGGTAAACAGTGGACACGATCCACTTCTTGATCTCCGACCTTCTCTCCGGTGTTTTGGTGTTTAATTCAGATTCAAAGTCATCAAGGATAATACCCGTGTAGCGAACATCAACCTCGGCACGGCCCCTCAGTCTCTGTGATGTCCCTTTAGCAATTACCCGGTCTCCTTTGGGAGTTACAATATCTTTTTCTGTCCAACGCTTGCCAGCACTGCTACCATCCATATTCCCGAAGTAATACTTTAATTTTTTATTTACTTCAAAGTGATTTCTTAAATATTTTAAGTGATCAATGGATTGACTTTGTTCTTCTGAAACCCAAGCCATAAAATGCTGTTCATCGTCACCGGCAAAGCAAAGCTTATGCATAATGGCGGCTTTTGACAAGATGGACTTGCCAAAGCCACGGGGCATGATAATGCAGGTTCTGCTCCCCGGTTTTGTTGATATGAGTTTTTCAGCTACATCAAAGTGAAAATTGGGGGAATTTGACTTATGCATGAAGTCATTAGGCAGAAATGCCCTGCCAAAGTAAATAAGGCTCTTATAGGCATTGGCAAGAACCTCGTCCCTTTCCTGCATATCAGAAGGGCCGGGGATAATGTTAAAATTATCTGGCATCATCTAGGCCGTCTAAATATTCCTGACGCATTACATCGTGGATAAGAACCTCCGAAGCTGAAGCGGGCTCATCATTCTTGGTATCCCACCACATAACATCCGGCTTGTCTACAGAAGGGTCTGTTCCCGGTACAAACCTGTTTGGGTGAAGATCATGCTTATACCTTGAGTCCCAATGCTGAAAACGCTTAGGGATGGGATGGTTCTCATCATAAGCCTTACGATAGTCATAAAAATGCATAGGATTGTCCGGATTAGGATCATATCCGTGTATCCTTACAACTTTGCCCCACCAGTCCTGAAAATCCCTGTCTGTCATTACTTCCTCCCGTTTATCCTTGATACGCTTCCCTTAATCTCCATGAGAACATCGGACATATCATTAACTTCCTTTACTAAATCTTCATGGCGGCGATCTCTCGTCTCATCAGAACGGTTCCACCTGTCCAAGAACTTAATCACAATACTCTCAATATTGGAAATCCTTACAGACTGTTCTTCGTTTTCAACCTTAAGGTTCTCAAGTGCCTCAGCCTGATCATTAGCCCTCTTGCTCATAGAATAAACCAAAAACATAAACATAGCACCCACAACGCCTATCATCCCAGCTTCTGAATAAAGTGTTAGAAATTCCTTCATTTACTTTAATTCCTCGGCAAATCGCCATGAATACTAACATAGTGGTTAATCTTTGCCAAAATCTCACTCCAAGACATGGCTTTTACTTTTTTTTCTTTTTTCGCCAGCTTAGAGGGTTTAGATTTAATTCCTTTTGGTACCATTGCAGTTCCTCTTCCATTTTAGCATATCTTTGTTGTTCGTCTATTATATGTCTATCAACCAATTCACCGATCTGGGCAGTTGAAGTAGCCATCCCGTCTTCAAGGGCTTCAATACGTGCGATAATATTCCAGAAACCATATACCAGCATCCCACACAAAACCAAAATCTGTCCCAGCCATTTAATGTTGAAGGAGAAAACCATGTTATCATCCACGAGAGTTCCCCGATAGCTTCTGGCAGTGGCAGGTTTACCACTCACATTTCCGTTATCCATATAAAAAAATATATCATTATAACAATAAAGGCAATGTAAATAAGCCAGAATTTGTATTCTTTCTCATCCATTTAAGTCAAACCTTATTACGTATAGCCTATTGTCCACTTTCGCTATTCTAGGGGTAGAATAGGGCCAAATAGGGGTAGTTGTGACATCCCACCTATTGTTATCAATCTTTATTTTCTTTATTACCA